AGTAGCTAAGCTGGATAGAGCAACGGCCTTCTAAGCCGTCGGTCAGGGGTTCGAATCCCTTCTGCATCGCCATTGTGATGTTAACAAAATGCTACGGTTATCCGTGGCATTTTTTCTTTATATTTAATCGAGTTGTGAGCCTAACAAAGCCGTTTGTTTTGTTAATAATAAAAAACAGCTAAAACCACTAAAAAGTATATAAGTAGTAAAACCAAGAAAAAAACGACTTTTGCCACTATTTGGTAAGTCGTTTTATGTTTTCATTTAAAAGGGTATTCGAGTAGTTTTAGCCATTTTAGTAGTTTCATTTAAAAGGGTATTCGAGATATGTTACACTTTTTTATCATTTCATTTAAAAGGGTATTCGAGATATCACTTAAAAGGGTATTCGAGTTTAGGTTAAAAATAATCTCCAATTTATGTTTAGGTTTAATCTTGTTTGTATAAATTCATATGAACCTTCATAAATTGGATTAGTTTCTAATATTGCATTGTAGTCCACATCTAGGTCTGATTGGTTAGATAACTTTAATATTATATTAAGGTTTTTTCTATCGGTTGCTACAACGCTTAAGAACATATCTTTAGCTTCATAACTTTCTATGTCATTCAATTGTTTCATAAACAATCTAAGTCCACCTTCATAATTAAATGCCATTATATGTTTATGGTTTAATTCCACTAATTGAATATTAAGTAGATCAATCTCATTTTCAAGTTTGGCCATCATTTCTTTTTTAGCAGATTCAATAATGCTAGAAGAAGTGATGGCTTTTTCTTTTTGCTTTGTTTCCTGGATTAACTCTTTCATGTATTCCATTTGTAAGGCTAAGTGTGATTCTTCTTTGGCTTTCTCGAAATGAGTAGTAACTTGTTTTTTAAAATAACTTACATTTTTAGTTATTGCTTTTATAGCATCTTCAATAAGAATATCAATTTGATTATAATAAATATTTTTAATGTCCAATACTCGATTCTTCCTACCATCTAATAATTCTAATAACATAACTTGGTAAGGTTTGCCACGGTGATTAACTTTAGATTTATAAAACTTATCACCTGGAAGAGAATAAACGAAGTTTGAATATTTGTGTTCATTAATCCTATCAATAGTTTTAGGTTTATAAAGTTTGTTTCTTTCCTGAATCATTGATTGAACCTTATTGAAGTCTTTTCTATCAATTATTCCTTCATGATTGTTACTAACATAATAAATTGGTTTAGTAGTATTAACAACTGAAGCTCTCGCTCCTATTGATTTGACAGTTGTCTTTTGTAGTTTCATATCACCCATGTATTTTTCATTCCTAAGTATTGACCTAACAACAGTAGGAGAAAATCTTTTATTACCGTTTCTAGTTTTATAATTCCTTTTTTCAAGTTCATCAATTATTTCATTTATTTTATAACCTTCTAAAAATAATTCAAATATCAATCTTATAATTGGTGCTTGCTTTTCATTGATAATAAATTCTCCATCTTTAATGTGATATCCAAACAATCTAGGAGTAGTACTTAAACCTTCCTTCATTTTCTTTTTATAAGTCCACTGAACATTCGCACTATTACTTTTAGACTCTTCTTCAGATAAAGAAGTTAAGACTGTAAGTATCATATCAAAAGAAGGATCCATGCTTGAAATTCGTTCATTTTCAAAATAAACCTCAACATTGTGTAATCTTAAATCTTGAATGGTTGAAACACCACCAACAACATCTCTAGTAAATCTTGATATTGATTTTGTTAGTATTAAATCTATTTCACCCATCTTTGCTAACTCGACCATTTTTTGGAAGTTAACTCGCCTATTAATGTTTGTACCACTTTTGCCATGGTCAGCAAAGACTCCAGCATATTCCCATGCATTATTACTTAAGATTTGATTATAATAACTGGTTGTTTGAAGTGTAAAAGAAGATGCTTGTAATTCGCTTTTAGTTGATACTCTAACATAAGCAGCTACTCTTTTTTTCTTAATGTTTCCTAAATCATCTATATTCTTTAATACTGGTATTTTTGTGATTTGCCTATTCATCTAAAACCACCACCTTATATCTTATGTTTTTGTTAACTTCACTATCGAAGTGAGTTTTCTCATAAAGTAGCCTTGCATTGTTTAATAATGAATAGTCATTTAAAATCTCATCAATACTTGTTGTTCCATAATTTAGAACAATTAACAAGTCTCCTTTGGCATCGACTAATATTATTTTAATCATCGTTTTAAATACTACTGAATTAGATAAAATACTCTTACCTTCAAATATATCCTTTAATATATTATATTTAGTTGAGTCTGAATAAAATGCTAATGATTCTTTGTTTAATTCTTTTAATTCATTTGTTAAACTATCTAACTCGTTTTTATGTTTTGAGTATTCTATGTTAAATGAATTGTGTTCAATTGAATCAGTATTTAAGTTTTCTCTAATAAGTTGATCCATCTCTACTTTTTTCTTTACAACCATTTTATTTAATTCATCCATTTGCTCTTTAATAAAATCATAGTTAGAAGAAGAAGTTAATTCTCTTGCTAATATTTCATCAGCACCTAAATCAAGTCCATAAGTTGTTATTACATCTAATACAGCTGATTCGACCATATCACTACGAACTGTGCCACGATCACAATTGATTTTAAGTTGTGGTGCATGATTACAGTTAAGAACAACTCTTTCACTAGACCTTCCATAACCGTGTATATGCCTTTTCATTGGTCTATTGCAGTTTGTACAGTAAACAAGTCCTGTTAACGGATACTTACTGTTAGTAGCTCTTGTGGTGGCTCTATTAGCATATAAAGTTTCAATTCTCTTTTGAACCAACTCAAATGTTTCATTACTAATAATTCCAGGATGACTATTCTCTACATAATATTGTGCTTCATGATTATCATTAACAACCCTTTTGTGTGTTAGATAATCTAATGTTACGGTTTTTTGAAGTAATGCGTTACCAGCATACTTTTCATTTTGTAGAATTCTTAAAACTGACTGTGCATCCCACTTTTTATTTCCCCTAATTGTTTTAATTTTCTCTTTCATTAAAATTTGAGCTATTTCATGAGCAGTATGGCCTTGAGTGAAAATGTTAAAAATCATTGTAATGACTTTAGCTTCTTCAGGTATGATATAAATCTTACCATTTTCATCCTTGCCATAACCTAAGAAGTTTTTAGGATTAAGTAAAATCCTACCTTCTTTAAATCTCTTTTTATAACTCCATTTAATGTTAGAAGAAATACTTCTAGATTCCTCTTGGGCAATAGAACTCATAATAGTTAAGAAGAAGTCAATCTTTGGATCGTCTGAATAAATGTTTTCTTTTTCAAAGAACACTGCAACATTGATTTCTCTTAACTCCCTAACCGTTTGAATAATATCTACCGTGTTTCTTCCAAACCTTGATATTGACTTAGTAAGTATTAAATCAATCTTTCCTTCTTTAGCATCATTAATCATATTGATAAAATTTTCTCGGTTTTTAATTTGTGTACCAGATATTCCCTTATCAGCATACATTCCAGCAAACTCCCATTGTTTGTTATTTGCTATTTGATTTTTATATTCGCTAATTTGATTATCAAAACTATTTGTTTGGTCTTCCTCATCAGTGGATACTCTAGCATAAGCAGCAACCTTTTTCTTAATTGGTTCAGGATTGCTTTCTGAGACAACAAAGGGACTTACTGCCTCAATAACTGTAATTCTTTTAATATCGTTTGACATAATATTACCTCCTTTTTGTCATGTAGCATATTACAATTGTGTTTTGACTATAGCAAGTGAATTTGACGTTTCTTTTTGATGTTCACTAGATAGTCTAGACATAATCGATTGCCACTGGATAAATGAGATTTTATCTTCCATGTAAATAGTGTATAAAATGCTTCTAATTAATTCATATTTTAATACTTTATTCATATACGCCTTTCCGCGTACGATGTACAAAAAGAAAAAATAGCTTCTATGTATTTGACTACATAAAAGCTATCTTACCTCTTAAAAAGACAAAATATGCCTCTCACGACCTTATCTATCGTGGTTATTATATCAAACTGAAAAGTAAAGTTCATTACACCATTGGACTACAAATTAAAAGAATAAGTCCTTTTCATATCTTTTATCTATAGTGGCAAACAAAATGCCAATATAAACTAATGATTTATAATCATTTTTACTAATTCTTATAGGCTTTCCTTCATACATAAAGAATCCATCATTAGGTGAAGTAAAGTGAATCTCAGCAATATATAATCTTTTTTTAAATTCAAACAATAATTCCTGGCCTTCAATATAAGAAGTATTGGTTTCAAAAATTTTAATTAAAAGATTATCTTCCTTTACTACTATTAAATCATTACTAAATGATGTAACTTGTGCGAAATCATCGGTGAATCTATAAAACCCTTCATCCTTTTTTAATGTAGGAAATGTTAAGATTGGTGGTCTTGAATCCATTAATGAAGAAGAAACCATCAGATCTAATGTAACACCATAAAAATCAGCTAATAACTTTAAATTAGATAAAGATAATTCACGGTAACCATTCTCATAATTATAATAAGCTTGTCTAGAAACACCAAGAACATCTCCTAGGTCGTTACCAGTCAATTTTTTTTGCTTCCTTAAGAATAATAAATTTTCAGTAATAACCCTCTTAAAATCGTCATTTTTTTCTTTAATATTTATACTTTCTTTCATAAAAACCCCCATTTTTATAAAAAGTAGTGTGTTTTGCTTGTCAACAAACTGTTAACACGGCCTAATCACTCTAGATAAATAATATCATAAAATACGAAAAAAGTATATAAAAGTATTCATTTTGTTGTCGACCATAGAAAGTGACCAAAAGTACTTTTTTTATTTTTTAACTCATATACACTATATTCAAGGCCTTATTACAAAACAAAAATAAAAGGAGGTGAACAGTGGTGGCATCTAAAGAAAAAAGACATATACAACCAGCATATCCAAGGGTATATTTAACTGAAGCAAGACTAGAACAAAACCTTAGTGGATATGAAGCAGCAGAATTACTTGATATACATCCAAATTATTATTATGCACTTGAAAATGGCAGAAGAGGACATAACTTAAGCGTTAGGTTATTTTATGAAATTTGTAAATGTTTTAATGTTGATGCCAACACACTTATTGAAAAAGAAATCAGATATCAAAAAGAAAGGGAAATATTTATTAAACACAAGATAACTAAATAATAGGTGGAACATGGAAAATACAGATTTAAAATTCATGATCGATGAATACATTGATTTTATGGATGTTAAGAAAATTACTAAGGACTCTTATAGAAAGATTTTATATAAATGGTATGACTACATTACGACTTTATCTATCAAATATCCAAAGCGTAATGATGTACTTAAATATAAAGAGTATCTATTAAATAATCTTAGTTCCTCAACAGTTCAAAAAACCATTGTAGTACTTAGGGGATTTTATCAGTTTTGTAAAATCAAAGGCTACAGTGATGATATTACTTACGGAGTCAAAGGGGTAAAGGTGGCTCAAACATTTCAAAGACAACCTTTATCTCTTAAAGATTCCAAAAGACTACTGAACAAAGCAAGAAGAGGGGCTACTACAGTTCGCGGTAAGAGAGATTATGCCATAATAGCTCTTTTATTAACTACAGGCTTAAGGGTGATTGAAATTGAAAGAGCAAATACAATTGACATTGATATGATCGATGGCGAATATGTCCTCCATGTTATGGGAAAAGGACGAGATGCCAAAGATACCTATGTAAAACTATCTAATGAAGTTTATAAAATCATTGAAGATTATCTGCTTGCTAGAAAAAACGATCACGTCGCCTTATTTATTACGCACCATCGTCGTTTTGATAATAGCAGATTAAGTACAAAAAGAATAAGAAGTTTCGTCAAAGAACTTTTAATAAGTATTGGATATGATTCTAAGGCTTATTCTGTGCATAGTTTAAGGCATACCTTTGCTACAACAGCATTAAGTGAAGGGGCAACAATAATGGAAACAAAAGATGCTTTAAGGCATAGTGATGTATCCACAACACAACTCTACGCTCATATGCTTGATAACATGCAATCTGATACTTATCAGAAAGTGAGTGACGCACTTTTTAATAAGAAAAAATAAGGAGAATAAAATGACGATTGTAAGAAAAGTAAAAGACTCGGTTTTTGGAACAGTGAAAGTTGCCCTATCAGCAGAAGATAAAATGCTTTACTGTTTGCAGGATTTATGTAAGTTGATGGGGCTTAATATCCAAAATATAATAGCATTGCTTGGAAATGATAAAGTGGTGCAGTTGGAATATATAGAAAAGAAAAACAAAACAAAGAAATCATTTGTTGACCGAGAAGGATTAGAGTTTTGTATAAGAAGCAGCAAAGATAAAAATGCTGATTATATTGGTGTTTGGTTAAAGAAGGTAGAAAAGGAATACTATACCTTATTTCAAGATATCAAACCTAGTGAATTAAAAGATACTAAAGTTGCTAAAAGAGTATTAAATAGAATGAAAGAATTAGAGAAAATTGTATCAGTATTAGAACTAAAGATAGAAGAAGATGCAGAGAAGGTAACATTTGTTAATTCAATTTATGGATCTAAAGTACCAATAGATATGGCTCAAGTTCCTGGTAGGATTAAATTTAGGAATTTAGCACAATCAACTATTTTAGAAGACTTAAGAGCAGCTGGAGTACTTAATGAAAGAAATGAACCGGCACAAAAGTATATTGATGAAGGTTATTTTAGATTTGTAACAGTTAAATCAATGATTGGAACTACTGAAATGGTAACAACTAAAACATTGGTTTACACTAAAGGTATTAAATTAATAGAAAGTATTATAAAGAAAAGAGTGGGTAATGATGGAAGAAAGAAATCCTGATAAGACTTACACTGTAGATGAAATAATGGAAATATTAAGTGTTAGTCGTGAAACTGTCTATAACTGGATTAGAGCAGGTAAACTTACTGCTGTAAGAATTGGTAGACAGTACAGGATAACTAAAGAACACTATGATAAGTTTATTAAGGATCATACTGTTAACTACAAAAGTTTTAAATGATATTTAAGTGTTTTAGGCCTTATCTATAAAAAGGAGCATAATATATTACTTTGCTCCTAAAAGGCCTTATTAAAGAGAAACAAAGGGAGATATGCTATGGCTAGACCTTACAAACAAGGCTTAGATTATTTCCCCCTAGAAGTCGATATGTTTAGAGACGAAAAAATTAGTATCTTACTAGACGAATATGGACCATTAGCTGTGTATACATATATAAGAATACTAGCGTTAGTTTATGAAAATGGTTATTATTTAGAATTGTCTACGGATCAATTAGCTCGAATTATAAGAAGAGAAAATGGAACTAGATGGAGTAAGTACGACAAGGTCAAGCAAATGGTTAACGCTTGCGTGGAGTGCGGCCTGTTGAATGGACGACTCGCAAGGCAAGGTGTAATCACTTCTGTGGCTATACAAGAACAATTTTTAAGGTCTACACAAAGAAGAAAGAATGTAGACACATCTAAATACTGGTTATTAGAAAAAACTCAGAGTAAGGATGAGGGTTCTTTCAGTGAGCCAAAAAACATGGGGGAAACGACTAATTCAGGAGTTAATGTTGACAATAACTCGATTAATGTCGACAGTAATGAACAAAGTAAAAGTAAAAGTAAAATAGATAAAAAGATAAATATAGATAAAAGAGTTTACGGTGAACCGAAACTCCATTTTATAACACAAGCTTTAATTAAAACTAATTATATTGAACATGATGATTTAAGCATTGGAGATTTTAATCTATTAGCTGAAAAATTAGTAAAACAATATGGATTTGATATGGTTCTTTCAGTAACTAATTATATTGTAAAGATGTCAAAAAAAGATTATATAAACATTGATAATCCTTTTGAGTATTTTAAAGTAAGTGCAGAAAAGAATATAAGACAGTTAGAATATAGAAATCAAATGGGAGGTAGATTCGATATTGAAGAAGAACTCAAAAAACTTACTGAAGAACACAATAAGAAAAATAAGAAATAATCAATATAGACTACCGATGTTGTATGAGAAACTAGAATACTATGAAATAAAGATGATCGGATATAATAGTCCATCTTTTGAACCCAGGTATAGTTCTAGCAGTCCTTCACATTTAAGTAACCTAGATTATTGGTTAGAAAAAGTATGGGTAGTAGAAAACCAAATAAATAAAATGGAAAAGGAGATTAAAGAATTTAATAAGTTTGTATTAGAACTTGATCCGATAGAACAACTAATAGTTAAAGATTTAATTGAATATATACCTGTTAAAATAACAATTAAAAAACTTAATATTGTTAGAACGACTTATTATTACTATTTAAGAAAAATTGAAATGATAATTAAGAACTTTTGATTCATTAAAAAAAGTAAAGATACATCCTTAAAATGTAATATATATCGTTAATTTTTATTTATGAGCATTTTGTTAATATCAGCAAGCCAATAATACATGTGCATGGCCGTGTGTTTAACAAAGTAGCATAGTCGTTTACTATTAGTTTACTAAATAGTACCAAATTAGTGGTAATATCGAAATTACATTGAAGAACACCTAAAAACATGCTATAATTTTATTTAGAAGTTATAGCTTGTTTTTATTTAATTGAATAACAAAAAAGCTAGAAATTGATGTTATAAGATGAATATTATAATTTGGAGGCTGTTTTATGAAAACAAAAGAAAAAATTTTTTATAGTACATTAGAAAATATATTTACAGGAGCAAAAATTGAAGGTCAAGGTGGGTATGTTAATCTACTTAAAATTAAAACAACCTATTATGAAAAAATTTTGAAGGAATTAAAAAAAGAAATTGATAATGATCCTATTATAAAGGGGGCATTTAAAGAAGAGTTTTTTGACAAGTTATACAGTTTTTTTGAAAAATATTTTTCAGAAAGTGGGAGCGTATTTTTCGCTAAAACTGCAGCATGGCAAAAAGTATATGAAAAAGTTTATACAGATGAAAAAGATGTTATATTGTTTTGGAAAACGCACATGCTTTATTATGTTAAAAGTGATATTTTATTTAGTAATTTAGAAGTTGAAGTTAAAGAGGACAAAAATACGATTAAAAAGTTTTATTTTGATGTTACAGAATTAATTAATAATCCAAATAATGTCAAAAAGGAACTTGTTTACGAGTTAGATGAATTTGTAGCCGATAGTGAAACAGGATTATATAAGTTTAATGTATCATATAAAACTGGAAGGAAAAGAACGAATTTTAATGATATTAAAAAATTGTTAAAGAATTCTTCATCACCTAATTTGAAGGAAGAAACTTTCGAGAAAGCATGTAAGATATTCGAGAGACAAAATAGTGTTGATTTTTTTATAAATCGAAATGCTGAACATTTTTTAATGGAACAGCTGGACTTATATTTACATCAAATTTTGTTAGATGATTTAAATGTGTTTGAAGAAGCAAGACTGAAGCAATTAAAATCTTTAAAAACATACAGTAAGAAAATTATTAGTTTTATCGCACAATTTGAAGATGAATTAGTGTTAGTTTGGAACAAACCTAAATTTGTTTTGGATTCAAATTATGTTATATCCATTGATCGAATAGATTCTGATGTATTAGAAAAAATAAAAATGTCCAAAGGTTTTGATTCTCAAGTAAATGAGTGGTTGGATTTAGAAATGATTGATTCTAATTTCAATAAAGCTAACTTAATGTCAAAGTATACAAAGTTACCAATAGACACTAAATACTTCAAAGAATTAGAATTTGAAATTCTTAAAAAATTTAATAATTTAGATGATGATTTAGACGGCATTTTAATTCAAAGTGAAAACTATCAAGCCTTAAGAACTATAAGTGGAAAATATAAAGATAGAATTAAATTAATTTATATAGATCCGCCATTTAATACAGGATCAGATTTTGAATATATTGATAAATTTCAAGATAGTACATGGTTAACTTTGATGAGAGACAGACTAGACATAGCTTATGATTTAATGAAAGAAGACAGTTCAAGTCTATACTTGCATTTAGATTATAGATCAAACTATGTAGGCAAATTTTTACTTAATAATTATTTTACAGATGATCAACAACCGAACGAAATAATATGGAGGTTTGGTTGGGTGTCGGGTTTTAAAGCTGGTAATCCGGACATCTTTTTAAGAAATCACCAAACAATATATAGAAGTATAAAAGGAGAAAATCCATTTAATCCTAATTCATCATTAATTAATTACACAACCTTTTCACCTAGAGATTATCGTGATGAAATACATAATTTATTAGAAGCAATTGATGTCAATCCAAGAGATATAGACTTATCAAGATCAAGAATTACTTTTCAAAATAAAAATGGCGATATTGTTAAACTAGATGGAAATAGAAAAACAGGATTTAGTTCAACTTATCCATATGAAGATGTATGGAATACAGGAGATTATGATGTTTTAAATTCAATATTAATACAAAGTTTTACGAATGAAAAAGTTCCAAAAGCACAAGAGTTAACACAAAAGCCAGAGCTTTTATTAAAACGAATCATAAACACATCAAGTAATGAAAGAGAAATAGTTCTAGACTTCTTTTCTGGAAGTGGTACAACAGTAGTTACTGCCCATAAATTAAATAGAAAATGGATAGGTATTGACATGGGAGAGCATTGTTATGATACTATTATTCCAAGACTAAAAGAAGCAATTGCTCTTAATAGTAAACGAGAACCAACTGGTATTACTTCACTGGCAGATTGGAAAGGTGGAGGGTTCTTTAAATACTATGGACTGGAACAATATGAGGATACTTTAAGAAAGATGAGGTACAAAAACGACACACCTTCAGACATTTTTGATATTGACAATATTTACTCAGGGTATGTCTTTTTAAGTGACGATAAATTGTTAGAGAATATTATTCAAAATGATGATATTGAAAAAATGAATTTTGATAATTTATATCATAAAATTGATTTCCCAGAAACATTGAGTCATCTTTATGGCAAGAAAATTTTATCCATAAGTGAAGATTTTGTTGATTTAGAGGATGTTGGAAAGATTAAATATAATTACTCAAAAATGACAAATAAAGAAAAAGAAGAATTTCTTATATTATTAAAACCATATATTTGGTGGGGTGTTTAATATGAAACTTTATTTATCTAATATATTAGAAAGTGAAATTGAGGATTCGTATGAAAACCTTAATGTGTGGAATACTTATAACATTAAAACATTTTCTAATACAAAAATGTTATATGATTATCAACAAGAAGCAATTAAAAGATTAATTCAAATATTACATTTATCATTTAATGAAAACAACTTATCATTTAATGAAAATCTCTTTTTTGATAAATATAATGAGCAAGGTATAGATGTTAAAAAGGAGTTCTCTGATTATTCTTTTAACAGGACTTCTTTTTGGATGGCTACTGGAAGTGGTAAGTCGATCGTTTTAATAAAAACCATTGAATTGTTATATTGGTCAATGAGACGAGGTCTTATACCAGAAAATAAGATAATGATATTACTTCCTAGAGAAGATTTAATAGCTCAATTTAATAAAGAAATTGAGGAGTATAATTTAGGAAAAAATTATGATGAAAGAATCAATTTAGTTAGTTTAAAAGATTATGAAATGAACGAGAGAGTTCCTTCTTTGATGCCAGGATATGAAGTTTATTATTATAGATCAGATTTGTTAAGAGATGAAAGAAAACAAACGATTTTAGATTATAAAGACTACTTAAACAACGGAGAGTGGTATGTGTTTCTGGACGAAGCTCATAGAGGTCAAGACAATATAAATGAACAATCTAAGATGAAACAAAATATTAATGAATTGATAAAGAATGGATTTCTTTTCAATTTTTCAGCCACCTTTACTGAAAAAATTGATTTTGTCACATGTTGTTATAATTTTAACTTGGAAAAATTTATTACGAATGGATATGGTAAAAACATTTATATAAGCCAGTCTCTTATAGATTTCAAACAAAATAAGAAAGATTTTTTATTAGATGAAAAACAAAAACAAATTTTAAAGTCAATAATAATGTTTTCTCTTATTAAAAACTTTAGGATTGAAAATACTTATCACAATCCACTAATGGTTACTTATGTAAATTCGGTTAATATTGAAGAAGCAGATTTAAAAATATTTTTTGATGAAATAATAAAAATAGCTAGGGGAGAATTAAGCGAAGATGTTTTTGCATCAGCAAAAAAAGAGTTGATAGAAGAACTAAATCCAATAAATAAAATTAATTATATTTTTGAACAAGAAACATTTCATTTAAATAAAGAACAATTCGACTTTTTAGTTAACATGAAGATTGTTAATGTATTAGAATTATTTTACAATTCCTTATCTTTTGGAAATATAGAGTGGCAAAGAGGAGAAAGTGGAAAAGAGATTCTTCTTAAGTTGGCTTCAAGTGATGAATACTTTGGTTTGATTAGAATAGGTGATGCAGATAGTTTTATTAAATCGAAACTATCTGACAATTTTATTGAAATAGAAAACTATTATAAAGAGATTTCATTTGAAAAATTAAATGATGAAAACAATACAATTAATTTATTAATGGGTAGTAGGTCATTTTATGAAGGATGGGATAGTAACAGGCCTAATATTATAAATTTAATCAACATTGGTGGTAGAGAAGCTAAAAAGTTTGTTCCACAAGCTTTGGGTAGAGGAATAAGAATTCAGCCTGATTCTAAAAAAACTTTTTACAGAAAAAGATTACCAGAAGGTAATGTAAATAAAAATCACTTGTTAGAATCACTATTTGTATTTGCTACTGATAGAAATTCTTTAGTATCGATTTTAGATGAAATAGACAGAAGTTCTAACAAAGCTGGTGCTATAAAAGAACATAGTATAGGACATGTTTTTGATGTAAACAAATCTAAGTTTAAGTTATATATACCAGTATACAAAGAGAAAAAGGAAAATGTGTATTCTAAGTTTTCTATATCAACATCTTCAAAAAATCGATTAAGAAATTTCTTAAATGATTTATCAAAAACAAATTTACTAATTAACTACAACTTAAGCTTTAACGATTACAATATAATTAAAGAATATATCAACTCTGATCGCTTTTTTCAAATTGATGAAAAATATGATTTTAAGCAAACATCAGAATTATTAAGACGATTAATATTGCATATTAAAAATAAAGAGAAAGAAGTTGAAGGTTTTAAAGAAGTAACACATGAGATTAGTCACTTTAAACATATTAGAGTTAAGGTTGATAATTTCTTAAATGAATCAGATATTAAAGAAATTGAGAAACAAATATTGAAAAACAAAGACTTTGTTGATTATGAAGACTTTAGTAAAAACGAAGAATTTAAAGCTTTATCTGATGATAAACGAAAAATCGTTTATGATGCATTGTATGGAACAAATCCATTACAATTTAAGAATATGATAAACATAGAAAATTTTAAAAATCATTATTACTATTCTATGTTGTATGCTGATAACGAAAAATATGATTTCATTAAGCATATTGTTAAAACAAATTCCGAAATAGACTTTTTAAAAAACCTGTCATCTTTATTGAATGAATATTCACAAGAAGAATTACATGATTGGATGTTCTCGAGAATAGAAGATAGCATTGACAAAGATTTAGGTATGCCGTATTTTTCTAGAGAATTGAACGCTTTTAGAAACTTTTATCCTGATTTTATATTTTGGATTGTAAATGAAAACAAATATGAAATTTATTTTATAGACCCAAAAGGAACTAAATCAACATCATGGGAAAGCAAAGTAGATTATTTTAAAAAATTATTTATGACTAAAGAAAACAAACCCATTGTTTTTAATCACGGAGGATATGAAATAACATTTAATTTAAGGTTATTAACAGATGACTTAAATAAGGTTGATGGATTAGAGTATCAAGATTTCTGGTTCCATAACAATGATTTTGATTTTTTAAAAAAATAAATAAAAATGTATAATTTCGAGGTGGATAAAATGAAAAACAAAGGATATGTATATGTATTAACTAATCCCAGTTTTAGAGATGATTGGGTTAAAATAGGTAAAAGTAGAAGATTACCAGAAGTGAGAAGTAGAGAACTATATAACACTGCTGTTCCTTTGCCGTATGAAGTTTATGCTACTCTATATACTGAAAAATACAATGAAGCATATTTTGAATAGAAAAATTAAAGTTTTAAAATAGTTAGAAAGGCCATTATTCTTTTATGGTTCTTTAGTATGCAAAAATAAGCATTAAAAAATACAGGAGATTTTATGGTTAAATCAAGAATATTAATACCAAGAAAAAATATATTAGAATTTATGGAGCCGCTAGATGACCATGGTGGAATTTTTGTTATTTTAGATAATGGTTTGATAACTGATGTTTATTTGGACGATTTAAATAATTATCGTTCAATCACTAACAATATAGAAATTATCAACTATTTAGATTATTATGGCTTAGAAATATATACTAATAATGTTAGTTTGAGAGAAATACAGTTTTATGAAGAAGAAGACGGACTTAATAACATCAAATTTGAAATAAAGATAAAAGGTGATGAGGCTCACCATAAAGTTAAAATAAGCTTTGATTTTGAAGAAGGCATTAGTATTAATGAATTTTTAATTTTTGATGACTACAATGTATCACTAGAAGACCTAAAAGAAGTAGACGACTTAATTTGCTATTTCATTTATGACATTTTAGGGATTAGAAAATCAATTTACACAGTGGTTACTAAAGAAACTAGAAGAATTGAAAACCTATTAAGTATTGGTTATGAAAACAGATTAGGATTTATAAACGCTCATGATAATCCAAAAATTGGCGAATATATGTTAGAAAAGGATTTATTTAATAAAAAGTGACATGATTTGTTCTAATAGCCAATAATCTATGTGCATGGCCGTGTGTTTGACAAATTAGTATATGTACTTACTATTGGTTTAACAATTAGTATCTATTTATCATAAGTAAAAAAAGCATTAAAAAACATTAAAAAAAGTTAATTTGTAGTCCATTGGCTATACAACAAAGTGTACGATTTATGGTATACTTGCTTACGATGGAGTACTAGGACTTATAGTCCTTAGAAGTTAGGCGACCTTATGGTCGCTTTTCTTTTGCAGAAATACTTGTAGTATTCTGGCTGTTTAATTATTACAGTAAATTTGTTAGATTATCGACAGTTGGAGTGATATAAATGAGTAAAAGGAGAAAGTTACCAGATACTTATGAAAAATGGGAAAAAAGTGGTCTATTAGAAATTAAATTATCAGGTATCAGAGATATGATTTCTAGAAGGGCAACTCAAAAACAAGTATCTGAATATTTAGGAATTAGTGAAAAAACGCTTATAAAATTAAAAAATAGGCATATAAGATTAGCTGAAGCAATTGATCGTGGAAATGAAGATATGAGATTAGAACTAGAAGATGCAATGTATAAATTGGCTGTTGGTTTTCACTATGATGAAACAGTAACCACAATAGAAGATTCAAAAAAAGGTCAAAAAAAGAAGATTGTGAAACATACTAAATATCAAAAAGCTGAATTCCCAGCAAACAGATACATAATGATTACACGATTTGGTGACCAACATAATGAAAAGAAACGTGAAATTGATTTAATGGAACAAAGATTAGAAAACAATGATGAAAGTTGGACTAGTGGCGATGAAGATGAAGATTAAAAGAAATAGGTGTATAGATATTGAAAGTAATTGAATTATTTGCAGGAGTTGGATCTCAAAATGAATCATTAAAGGAAATAGGGCTAAAGCATGAAGTAATAGCTATATCAGAAAATGATAAGTACGCATCTAAGGCTTATGAGTTATTACATGGAGAAGTTAACAATTTAGGCGATATTAAAAAGATAGATAAACTACCAACAGCTGATATGTGGACTTATTCGTTTCCTTGCACTGATATCTCACTTGCTGGAACACAGAAGGGATTTGACAAAGGATCCAAGACTGAGAGTAGTTTGTTATGGGAAGTTGAGAGATTATTGAATAAAGCAGCTGATAATGGCAATCTTCCAAACATTCTCTTTATGGAAAATGTAAAAGCATTAATTAGTAAAAGATTTATAGATGATTTCAAAGTTTGGTTAAAATACCTGGAATCATTAGGATATACAAATAAATACAAAGTATTAAACGCAAAAGACTACAACACTCCTCAGAATCGTGAGCGAGTGTTTTTATTTAGCTTTAAAAATGATAAAGGTTATGAATTCCCTGAAACTGAAGAGTTGAAGTTAAAACTTGGAGACTTATTAGAGGATGAAGTTGATGACAAATATTTTATAACAATTAAAAGAATTAATAACTTTACTGATATGGAAAATAGAAATGGATTTATAAGAGGTTTAACATTTAGACCACTTGAAAGAACAAGTCCAGTTGCTTATACAGTAACAACTAGAAGTGGGGCGAGATCCACCGATAACTTCATCATTGTTCCAGAAAATACTAAAAGGGGATTTAAAGAAGCTGATGTTGGCGATGGTATTTATATTAATAGGCCACACCAAAAAAGAGGTGTAGTTCAAAAGAGCAAGATACCAACACTTAAAACAACGCCTAATGATTTAGGAGTTGTAGTTAATAAAGATGAGCTTATTTCATTAAGGAAAATAACTCCAAGAGAAGCCTGGAGGCTTATGGGCTGGAAAGATAGTCGCATTGATTTAGTTATTAATGAATTTTCTAATACTCAACTTTATAAGATGGCAGGTAATGGAATTGTAATTAATGTATTAAATGCAATGTTTAAAAAATTAAAGGAGCAAATATGAAAATAGTACTTAAAAGTGTATACGATTTAATTGAATATGATAATAACCCAAGACACAATGATGAAGCTGTAGAAGCAGTAGCAAATTCGATCCGTGAGTTTGGATTTAAAGTTCCAATCATTATAACTAGTGAAGATGTTATTGTTGCAGGTCACACAAGATTAAAAGCATCCAAGAAACTAGGACTCACAGAAGTTCCTTGTATTGTTGCTGATGATTTAACAGAAGAGCAAATAAAAGCATTCAGGCTTGCTGATAATAAAACATCAGAACTAGCAACTTGGAACTTTGAAGCTTTGATGGATGAGTTAGATAATATCGATATGAATATGCTTCAGTTTGGTTTTGAAGATTTATATGATGATATTCCTGATAATGCAGAAGATGATGATTTTGATGTTTATGATGAATTAGAAGACGATGCTGAATCAATAAGGGGAGATATCTATGTATTAGGAAGACATAGATTGCTTTGTGGCGACTCAACCTTGAAGGCGGATGTTGATACGCTTGTAAATGGCCAAGAAGTCGACATGATTTTCACTGATCCGCCATATAATGTCGATTATGAGGGGACTGCTGGTAAAATTCAAAATGATAAGCAAGAAGATAGTGAGTTCTATGACTTCTTATTCAAAGCATTCACTAATATGTTTGAACATACTAAAAAAGGTGGCAACATTTATGTTTGTCATGCTGACACTGAAGGATTAAACTTTAGAAATGCTTATAAGAATGCTGGCTTCAAACTTGCATCTTGTTTGATATGGGTTAAAAATTCATTAGTACTTGGAAGACAAGATTACCACTGGCGACATGAGCCAATTCTTTATGGATGGAAAGAAGGAGCTGCACATTACTTTGTAGACGATAGAACCCAAGACACAATTTGGGAATATAACAAACCAAGAAGAAATGAAGACCATCCAACAATGAAACCACTAGAATTAGTAGGAAAAGCAATAAGCAATTCATCAAGGCCAAATGAACTAGTATTAGACTTATTTGGTGGTAGTGGATCCACATTAATTGCTGCTGAACAATTATCAAGAGTTTCATACTTAATGGAACTAGATGAAAGATATGTTGATGTTATTGTAAAAAGGTTTATAAGAAGTGTTGATGAAGATTCAGTTAATGAATCTTATCGTATTAGAAATGGAGTTAAAACCTACTTAAAAGACATAAAAGCATTTAATTAAAATAATAGATTACTATAGTAACGAATTGACTTGCTATTGTTAAAAAGTTATTTTAATATGCTACATGAGGAAAAGGAGGTTTTATAAATGAAGAAGGTAAATTTCTTTAGAAAAGCACACATTGAAGATTTACTTCCAACGGATGAAGTTCTAGTTAAGAAGGTTGTAACACTTGAAATTGATGAGTTTAGAAAGTTTGAATATAGACTTCTAGACAATTACGATTTCATTAAAGAAAACAAAGAATATATGTTCATTGATGAAAATGGGGTATGGAATGCAATATTAGTAACTGCAAAAGAAACAGACTATGGAATATTAGTACAATCTGAAGGTTACGATTACGCAAGATATACAGCATTTATCTCTAAAGAAGGATTAGGGATTTAGTTAGTGAGTTATACAAAGTTTAACAATCATCCAAAAGGAATAGAAACAACCGACTGTGTAGTAAGAGCAATATCAAAAGCATTTGATAAAGACTACTTAGATACAAGAAGAGAATTAAATCGTGTGAAAAGAGAACTAGGCTTTGAAAGTTATAAGAAAACAAAATTCATTTATAAGTTTTTAAATAATTATGAAAGACTTATAATAAGAGTTGAAAAAGGAAAGCCAAGATTAAAAGGGTATGACTTTGTGGAAAAATATCCAAAAGGAACATACATACTTAAAATGACTGGTCATATAACAGTCGTTGTTGATGGAGTTTTATATGATTTATGGGACTCAAGATACAGAAGTGTTTATACTGCATGGAAAATAGTATAAAACCTAATAACTAAATATAATATTCAATTGTAGAAAATAGGCTTTATCAAAAGCCTTTTTCTTTTGAATAAAGGCGTCACGTTTCGATGTGTCGCTTTTTTATTAATTTATGGTAGAAACAATCAAGAAACATTTTGAAAGCGAAGAAATGGGGAACATTATGAAAAAAATTTATACAAGTGAATCAGTCTTTGATGGACATCCAGATAAAGTATGCGATAGGATTAGTGATGAAATCTTAGATGCAGTATTAAAAGAAGATAAAAACGGAAGGGTTGCAGTTGAGACTGCTATAAAAAACAATACAGTTTATATATTGGGTGAAGTAACTACTACAGCTGAAGTAGATTATAGTTTAGTTGCTAGAAAAGCATTATTATCACTAGGTTATCTGGATAGATATGAAGTAATCGAAAACATATCAAAACAAAGTCCTGACATTGCACTTGGAGTTGATGAAAGAGCAAATAAAAAGCAAGGAGCAGGAGACCAAGGCATGATGTTTGGTTATGCAACCAATGAAACGCCTGAAATGATACCAGCACCACTAGCATTAGCACATAAAATTGCTAAAAGGTATAAATTGTTAAGAGAAAACAAATATATCGGATTATTTGCACCAGACGGTAAATGTCAGGTGTCTTATTTATATGAAAATGAAAAACCTGTTCATATTGAAACAATTATAGTATCAGCTCAAACAAAAAGACCAATAGATCCAATTAAACTTGAAGATATCATTAAATATGAATTATTAGAACCACTTGTTGGAGATATTGAAGATATTATCGTTTTAGTCAATCCGACAGGAGAATTTTTAATTGGCGGACCAAAAGCTGATGCAGGACTTACAGGAAGGAAGATAATCGTTGATACTTATGGTGGATTCTCGCATCATGGTGGAGGAGCATTTAGTGGTAAGGACACTTCAAAAGTTGACAGAAGTGCAGCCTATTATGCAAGATATGCAGCTAAGTCATTTGTAAAATCAAAGTTATGTGATAGATGTACTATTGGAGTTGCATATTCAATAGGAGTTGCTGATCCAGTGTCAGTTTACATTGATACTTATGGAACAGGAGTAATCTCTGATAATGAGTTATCTAATTTGTTAAAAGCAAACTTTAATTTTAGCCCTGAAAATATTGTTAAAGAATTAGAATTAAATGAAGTTAAGTTTTCTAAACTATCAGCATTTGGCCATGTGGGAAGAACTGACTTAAATGTTAAGTGGGAACAAGTAGATGAAAAAGCACAAGCTTTAAAGGATGCATATGAGAAAACCAAGAGAACTTCATAATTTTTATAAGTCAAAGCAATGGTACATAGCAAGAACTGTTAAAATTCAAAATGTTAATGGTAAGTGTGAACGATGTGGAAGTGTTGGTCAAGAAGTTCATCATAAGATTCCACTTACAGTTGAGAATGTTAGTGATGCATTAGTAAGCTTGAATCAAGAAAACTTAGAACTACTTTGTAGAGAATGCCACAATAAAGAACATGATAGGTTTCAAAAGAAACACAATCCATTTGATGATGAAGGTAATTTTATAGGATAGTTATTGAAGGGACTGAAGCCAAAGGCAAAGTCCTTTATCATTAATTTATCAATATTATTACTATTACTATGACTATTACTATGTTGATTAGCGTATACATGATGTTAACGCTAATCGAATCAATGTATACATGAATGGGGAAAATGTATACTCTAATGACTTAAGCGTATACGCTAACGAGATAAAGGTTGACAATCATTGATTTGATGTTATATTCATATCTCTCTAGTTAAGATGGAGTTTTTATCTATTTAATGATAAAATTAAACTAACTGGAGGGATTCATATGAATAAAAATATTAATACATTTACTTATTATGGAGATACTTATGAGATTAATCTTGGTAACAATGAAATGCATCCAAGAATAATTAATTTAAGAACTGGAAGCAAACCAAGCAATCAAAAAGGTGTACTAAGAATGGTACTACATAATATGGGTTACGATGTTCCTACACATAACAACTTTACAACTCATGATTCAATTAGACTTTTATATAAACTTTTAAATGGTATTGAACTAAGCGAAAGAGAACAAGAACAGAAACTTTAATGTTTTATTATGAGGTTTAATCATGAATGATAATAAAAGAAGAATTGGCATAGGTATTATTGTTGGACTATCAATTGTTTCGATAGTATTTATTGCTTTGTCCTGGATATATGAATCTAAAGTTTTATTTGTTGTAAGAGATTTATTAGCAACTTTAACTATTACTTTTTCAGTTGCATTAAACATAAACTTTAATATTACAATCAACAACACAAAGAACATTTACAATGTGGTTGATAACAAAGATAACAAGTTAGAAGAAAAGGATCATGAAATCTTAAAAGAACTTAAAAGTACTGTTGAACCATTGATAGTATTATTTAAAGATAAGGATTTTACTTTTACACTTAAGAATGGTTTGTTTGATGATTTGTTTGAGTTGAATGATATTATCCTTCCAAAACCAATGTTTAGGTTTAGCGATAACAAGTTAAATAAACTATTGTCTGAATTCAAAGAAAGCATTGTAGAGTTTATTGGATGTTACTTAGAAAACACTGTTCCATATGATGGTAATTTAATTGTTTCAAAAAGAAAGTTTGAAATGAATAAAGGAACCATCGATGCATCTTCAAAAAAGTATTTAAAAGAAGATGATGAGTTAATAGAAACTTTAAATGATGTGTTTGATGCTTATAAAAAAATTGTTAAAGAGTATCACAACCTATACACCCCCCATAAGAGCAAGTAATGACCCCTCGGGGTACCGTAAGGGGGGGCTTTAAAAAATGTGAGGCAAAAATTTTGAAAATCTAGAAAACATGTAAACGGATTAGTCACTTTTGGTGGCTTTTTTCTTTATTATAGTAAGTTTTGAGGTAAATAAAATGAATAATAATAAAAAGATTAAAACTGAATATGAAAGATTAAAGAAACTGTTTGCTTCAGTAGATCAAACTAAAACTGAACTTGTCGATAATTTATTAAATGAAGCTGCATTTATGAAAGTACAATTATCTAACTTGCAAGAACAAATCAAAAAGTATGGTGCAATTCAAGTATCCTCAAAAGGAAATCAAAGACAAACAGAAGCAGCTAAGTATTATACAAAACTAGTAAATAGTTATGGAACAGTCATTAAAACTCTAAATGCT